AGCTGCTCGCCGAGCTGCGCGTTCGGCCGGTACCACTCGGGACCGGGCCCGATGAGCACCGCCGGCACCGTGAAGCGACCGACTGATGGCGAACGCAGCACGGTGATGCCGGCGGCCTCGAGCAGGGCGCCGAGCTCGGTGCGGGCGTCGGTCAGTGCGGTCATTGGTCAACCGATGGCCGCCCGGTGGTCACGGTAGCGGTCGAGCTGTGGGCCCACGCCGGCGAGCCAATCGCGGGTCACGCGCAGCGGCAGGCCGGCCACGTCGAGCGCCGAGCTGATGCCGAGCGGCGCCTGCCGCCGGTGGTAGATATCACCGCCCACGGTGAGCGTGGCGGCGTGCACCTCGGCCGGCACCGGCGCCGTCTCGGTGTCGTACTCCCGGCCGAGGTACCCGAGCACCGCGCCATTGGCAGCCGCCACGCACTGCACCAGGTACGGGTCAGCCGGGTCACCGCCGACGAACGCGGCCAGCTCGTCGGCGGTGATGATGGCTGTCACGAGCGCCATGGCCGCGCCTCGTGTCAGCTCTTGGACTTGCCCGCCGTCGCGCCGGCCTCGAGCGCGGTGGCGGCGCCGGACTTGACCGCGCCACGCCGGTCGGCGAACGCCATGTACGCCCATATGCCGAGCTTGATAGCCGCCGGCCCGTCGACCTGCTCATAGCTGAACCGAGCCACCGCCGACTCGTAGATGACCATATCGGTGCGCCGTGCGGTGATGCTGATGGCGCCCACGCCGGCGGTGCCGTCGGTGCTGGCCCACGACAGGATCAGCGGCACGCCAATGACCGAGGCGCCGGCGGCGCCGGCATCCTGCTGGCCGCCCGCGTTGGCCGGGCCGAGCCACGGCACCATGAGCCGGCCGTCGGCGGCCGTCTGCTTGAGCGCGTTGGCGTACACCGTCGGCGACGCAAACACCGCCTCGGCCGGCTGAAAGCGTGCGCCCTGGTACGCGATGATGCCGCTCACCAGGCCGGCGAACGGGTCAGACGCGTCGAGCGCCGCGCTGCCGGTGGCCGCCGCCTCGGTGCCGGCCACGATGGCCGCCTCGGTCACCTGCGCGTACGCCTCGATGAGGTCCTCGAGAATCATGGCCTCAGCCGCCGGGTCGGCGCTGTCGAGCACCTGGCGGCTGACCTTCGTGTGCCCGGAGTACAGCACCGGCGTGGCTGACTCGGCGGTGGTGCCAAAGTCACTGGCCGCCACGTTAGTGCCCTCGGTGCCCTGCGCCGCGACGGTGGTGCTGGTGGTCACCTTGGCGAACGTCCGCGGCCGGGCGTCGGTGATGGCGAACCGCTGAAAGAATGAGCCCATGGGCCGGCCCTTGAGGATGCGCGGCACGAACAGGCCCGGCATGAACTCGGTGGGGATCGCGCCGCCGAGCTCACTGGTCAGCACCTCGCCGGCCCGGTCATACAGCTGCCGCGCGGCGTCGGTGACCTGCGCCTGGTGGCGCGCCTGGCGCTCGCGGGCGTCACTGTCGCCACGGCCGGCGGCCACCAGGTCACGGATGAAACCGTGCTCACTCCGCGGCCCGTAGATAAGTTCCGGCCGGGTCACGGTGGCCGGCGAGCTGTCCATCCGCTCGAGCGTTGCCAGCTCGGCGCTGCGCCGGGCCAGGCTGGCCGGCTCAGGTGCCGGTGGCTCAGGCTGAGGCTCAGGCTGAGGCTCAGGCGCCGGCGGCGTCTCACGTGTCTCGGTGGTCATAGCGTCCTCACTCCGTGCGGCCACGCGGGCCGTGTCGTAGGCCGGCGTCAGGCTGCCGGCGATGGCGCCGAGGCGCGCGGTGCGGTGCACCGTCACGTCGGCCTGTTTGGTCGGTCGGCCGACGGGCGCGAACTCGACCGAGGTGCCGTTGGCACCGAGCTCCACGCCGTCGAGGTAGTCCGCGGCCAGCGGCGTGTCACGCAGCTCGGCGCGAAAGTACAGGCCCTCGGCGCGGTCCTCGAGCTGCACCACGGCGCCGAGCAGCTCACGGCGCTCGTGGCTGTACAGGAACGGCAGCCGCGCGCCATCGGTGCGCGTCATCCACCGCTCAGCGTCGGCCGCGAACGCGCCCGGCGCGAATGATTCTCGGTAGCCGCCTGGCGAGCTCCACACTTCGCCGTACGGCACCGCGATGCCCTCGACGGCGCGCCGGGCGCCAGGCTCGGCGTCAGCTGCGCGCAGCACTGTCGGGGCCACTGTCCACCGTGTTGACTCACTCATCGGGTACCACTCCGTGCCAGGGATTGACTCGGCAGCGGCTCAGCTGCCGGCTCGAGCGGGCCGAGGCCCTCGGCCGCGCGCACCTCGTCGACGGTCATCCACCCGGCGCCGAGCGCCGACTGCCAGGCCGTGTACCGCGCCTGCTGCTCGCCACGCGTCAGCAGCGCGGTGCTCATCCGCATGACCCGCGCGCCTGGCAGCAGGTCACTCAGCAGGTCCTCAATGGCGGCGATGTAGTCGGCCAGCGTGTAGCGCACGAACGCCATCCCCTCGGACTCGGTGGTCCGGTACGTCTGGCTGTCGCCGGCCGGCGCATTAAGCAAAAAGCTCGGCACGCCGAACGCCCGGCCCACGTCGGCCACGAGCTCACGCCGGGCCTCGACCGCGGACTCGGTGAGCGGGTCGGCGCCGTACGGTGACGCGCTGGCGCCCTTGCCGAGCACCGCCGGCCAGTCGGGGCCCTGCGCCCGGCGGTCACGCCAGCGGCCGGCGATATCATCCGCCTGGCCGGTGGTCAGCTCGGCCTCGGTGCTGATGACAGTCGTGGGCGCGCCGCCGGCCTGCCAGTAGCGTGACGCGTACCCCTCGGCGCTGAGGGCGCCGGCCCACGACATGCGGGCCAGCTGCAACAGGCCGCCGAGCTGGTCGCCGGTGTCGGGCCAGGCGCCGCGCCGCACCGGACTGATGAGCGCCGCGTCGACCTGTTCGGCGCCAATCTGGTACGTGGTCAGGCTGCCGGGAAAGTCGCCAGGCGCCCGACGGGCCGGCGGCGTGATGTTGGCCGGCGGCACCGGCACCAGGCTGGCCGGCACGCCCTCCGAATCGGTGCCGCCCACGTGGCGCAGGTAGGCCACGTTGTACAGGGCCATGGTCGCCGTGACGCGCCACGCCCACTCGCGCCGGGTCAGGCTCGCCATCGGTCGGTCGACCAGGCGGCTCGGCGGCAGCTCGAGCGTGCCGCGCCACTCCCCCCATGGCAGCACCGCCACTGCGCCGGCGATGATGCTCACGCATCGGTAGATGGCGCTCAGGCCGAGGGCGTTGGCCTCATTGACACCGTACGGCGCCACGCCGCCGGCCTCGCCGAAGTACACCAGCGGCAGGCTCGGCGTCGGTGGCATGGCATCGCGCAGCAGGTACTCGGCGAGACGGGCATACCACCGCACGCGCGGAGTCTAGCCGCTGGCCCATGTACATATCCACGCCAGTTATCCACACCGGCGCCGGCGGCTCAGGCCCTAGACGAACACCTGCACCGGCGGCTCAGGTGCCAGGCCGCGCGTGGCGCCGTAGGCGGCCAGCGTGGTGCTCATCACCGCGTCGATGTACCCCATGCTGCGCCGGCGCGTCCACCTGAACGCACCGTCACGCTCGGCGCGGCCGGCGACTGACCACTGCGCGGCCAGCAGCGGGTCACCGATGTGGCTCAGCTGCCGGGTCACGATGGCCTGATAGATACTGCCGCACGCCTCGAATACTTGGCGCATGGCCAGGCCCTCGAGCGGCAGGTCAGGCCGGTCGATGGCCAGCCGCTCGAGCACCGGCGCCGCGCTGGCCGCCTGCTCGTACAGGATGGCCGTCGGCGGTCGGCGGTCGGCCACCTCGAGCACCGCGCTGCGCAGCTGGTCGGCGCTAATCGGCGCGCCCTCCGATCCGCGCAGGTCACGCACCACCTCGACCGGCAGCTGCTCGCCGGCCTGCCAGCTCGCCGACAGTGTGGCACGCTGCCAGCCGGGCGCCGCGTCGACACCGAGCCACCATTGCGCGCCCACGTCGGACTCAGCCGGCCGCTCGCACGCCTGCCAGGCGCCGACGGGTAGCACCTGCTCGGCCACCGAGGTGCGAATGTTGAGCCGCTCGCGGCGGAAGCTGCCCGGCAGGCTCGTGCGCCGCTCGGCCCGAATGTCGGCCATGCTCAGCAGGCCGCCGTGCACCGCCGGATTGGCGGCGCGTATAGCGTCGGCGCTATCGGCGGCATACTCGGGCATGCCGTACTTGATGAACGCATACGCCGGGTCAGGCGCCTCGGCGCCGGTGGCGATGCGCACGCCGCGGTCCTCGAGCTCGTTGAGCACCGCGCTGTCGGCGTAGCCGGCCGTCGACGTGGCCAGCATCAGCGGCGCCGCCTGCGCGGCCTGCGCGTAGCGCAGCGCGTCATACGTGTGGTGGTCGCGCTGCGTCAGCAGCTCATCGAAGTACACCAGGCTCGGCGAGTAGCCGCGCGCGCTGCCGGCCTCGCGGCTGACCACCTGGTACCACGAGCTGCCGAGGTAGATGCCCTCGTGCGCGGTGATGCGCGCCCGTTGGCTGAGGTCCGGGTCGGCGGCGAACAGCCGGTACGCCTGGTCGTACACGATGCGCGCCTGGCGGCGCTCGGTGGCGGCGCCGAGCACGGTGCCGCCGGGGCCCTCATCGAGCCACCACCCGATGAGCGCCAGGCTCAGGCTCGTCTTGCCATTCTGGCGCGGCACCATGACCAGCGCCGTGCGGGCCAGGATGCGCCCACGTCGGTCATGGGCCAGCACCAGGCGCAGGGCCTCGAGCTGCCACGGCATGGCCCGCCAGCCTGGCAGGTGCCGCATGAGCCACGCCGCCGCCGCGTCGCCGTAGGTGCCGGTGGCGGCCGTCGGCCAGGGCGTGACGTACAGCGGCGGTGGCGAGCTGCCGCGCCGGCGTAGGCGCCGGGTCGGCGTCGGCCGGTCGACCAGGGCCAGCCGGGCGGTGTCGGTGTCGGTGAGATAGTGCCGGCGCCGGGCGCCGGCGCTGCGCCGGTCGATGGCCACGCCGGCCCGGCGACTCGGTGCCGACCCGACTCCATCGGCCGGCGTCGGGCCGGCCGGCACAGTTTCAGTCGATTGTCGCC